AGGCGAACGGGTCACACGCGGCTATAAGAAGCTGCCGGGTGTAGCTGACGAAGACCTTTTAACTTTTGATAAATTAGTTTCCGATCATGGTCTGCTTGCAGATAAAGATATGATCTGGTCCGTTGCCATGGATAAGTTGCCCGCTACCGACCGCGCCTATGTCACGGCACTGCTGCGTCGGGGCGAGAAGTTTAATGGCATTCCCCGTATCACAGCGTCCACGATCCACGGATCAAAAGGTGGCGAGGCGGATAATGTCGTGCTGTTCACGGACCTCAGTCCAGCAGCGGACACACAATTCCAACAGAACCCGGATGACACACACCGGGTTTTTTACGTGGGGGTAACCCGTGCAAAGCAGAACTTATATATAGTAGATGCTGAAGATGTATCACGGAGCTATGACCTATGACAAAAATAACATTTAAACAGTATCTGGAAATGATGCGAGAAGCTGAAGATAAGCACGGCGCTGTTTTTGAACAAGAAATCTCTGAACGAGACTGGAACAACCCTCTTATCAAAGATGAGGAAATGCCCGGTCTTACTTTAACTTGGGACAAAGAACTAAACGAATGGTGCGTGTTCGGTCCCCTCAACCAAACGGTACATTAAAATGAAACGAGAGGAACTCCTGCGTCAAGCGGAGAAGCTTATCAATGGGCAACGCGCAAAGGATTATGGCGATGCACACCACAACCACAACAGGATAGCCGTTGGTTGGAACGAAATAATTAAAGGTGCAATCGCATCGCACGGTCATCTTACCGCGGCTCACGTGGCTTTGATGATGGATTGGGTAAAGACCAGTCGCTTAATAGAAACGATTGACCACACTGATTCGTGGTTAGACAAAGCAGGATACACGGCCCTTGGGGCAGAGTTCACTCATAAGGAAAACAAGAATGGCAAAACTACAAATGGCAATGTTCGCTCCAAAAAGTGAGTGGATACCTCCGCTAGAACTTCCGGACATTACGTCCGCGAAGAAGATAGCCATCGACGTTGAAACACGCGACCCGAACCTGAAGAAGCACGGTCCCGGTTGGCCAACAGGTGATGGTGAGGTGGTGGGTTACGCTATAGCAGTAGATGATTGGTCGGGGTACATTCCGGTTCGTCACTTCGGTGGTGGCAATCTGGATGAGAAGCAGGTCAACAAGTGGCTGAAAAAAGTATTCGAGTGTCCTGCCGATAAGATCATGCACAACGCGCAATATGATCTGGGCTGGATAAAGCAGATGGGTTTTCAGGTGAATGGCCGGATCATTGACACAATGATTATTGCCTCCCTGTTAGATGAGAACAGATTTAGCTACAGCCTGAACGCTTTGTCCTACGATCACTTAGGTAAAGTTAAATCAGAGAAAGGTCTAGTGGAGGCGGCGCGGGAGTTCGGTGTCGATCCGAAAGCAGAAATGTGGAAGATGCCCGCCATGTATGTCGGACCGTATGCGGAGGGCGATGCTGAACTTACCCTCGAACTCTGGAATTACTTCTCCGTTCAACTTGGCAAAGAGGGCTTGTGGCCTATCGCTAATCTCGAACTTGACCTCCTCCCATGTCTTGTTGACATGACGATGCGAGGTGTTCGGGTTGACACGGAGAAAGTCGAGCGAACGAGGGATAGTCTGCTCAAGCGGGAACGGGAAGTCTTGAAGGAGATCAAGCGCATCAGCGGTAGTAATGTCGAAATCTGGGCTGCACAGTCGCTCGCCAAAGCGTTCGATAAAGTCGGAGTCCACTACCCACGCACTGAAAAGGGCGCACCTAGCTTCACTAAACTCTTCCTCCAAGAGCATGAGCATCCCCTCGCGCAACTCGTCACCCAAGCTCGGAACCTGAATAAGACATCCGGCACCTTCATCAATACAATCATGAAGCACTGTCACGCTGATGGTCGAATACACTCCCATATCAATCAAATCCGCTCTGACGATGGAGGAACCGTATCGGGCCGCATCTCCATGTCCAATCCTAATTTGCAGCAAATCCCGGCCCGCGATCCTGAACTGGGTCCGATGATTCGTTCGTTGTTTCTTCCTGAAGAAGGTGAACAGTGGGCGGCCATTGACTTCTCGCAACAAGAACCGCGCATCTTGGTACATTATGCGCATGTATATGGTAAAACGCGAGGCGTTCCGCTAGAAGGTGCTGCCGATTTTGTGAAGGCGTACAACGACGATCCAGCTACTGACTTCCATACCATGGTGGCGGAGATGGCTAACATCCCGCGGAAGCAGGCCAAGACGATTAATCTAGGCATGATGTATGGCATGGGTGTGAACAAACTGTCCGAACAACTGGACGTGTCGGTGGAGGAAGCTAAAAAGCTGACGAAGCAATACCACGACCGCGTACCGTTTGTTAAAGGTTTGATGACCGGTGTCATGAATCGACTGAACGAGAAATCATCTGGCGGTTCGCTGCACTCGCTGCTGGGACGCAAGTGCCGGTTCGATCTGTGGGAACCCGATACGTTCGCCATGAACAAAGCAATGCCATACAAAGAAGCGGTTGACGAATATGGGCCCACGACCCGACTTAAACGTGCCTATACCTACAAGGCGCTCAATCGTTTAATCCAAGCATCTGCTGCGGATATGACGAAAAAAGCGATGGTCGATCTGTACAAGCAAGGCATTCTGCCCATGCTCCAGATACACGATGAGATTGCCATGTCGGTGAAAAACATCGACGAAGCAAACGCCGTGGCAAAAGTTATGGTGGATGCGGTGCCGCTCGAAGTGCCATCCAAATGTGACGTGGAAATCGGACCATCGTGGGGAGAGGCGAAATAAGTTTGACACGTATGCGATGATATGCGATATTCTTCGATTCAACACATTACGGAGAGTGGCACATGAAAATCGAACTGGCTTATTACGAGGTTATGGATGCAATCGAAAAGTATGTTTTTGAAAAGTACAACATGAAAGTAGATATGTATGAAGACACTGAGTTTTGCGAGACCGAAAACACTACTTTGATACGCCAACCAAAGAAACATAAAAACGGCAAGGATGTCAAAAACGAACACGGTTACATTATGTATGAAACCGTGGGTGAAGAAACAAAAATGACGGCTTTTAAACAATGTGATTCGTTTATATGCCATTTGTTTAGACATGACGATTGAAGACAATCTATATGATCCTGAAACCCTGCTTCGGCGGGGTTTTTCTTGCATTCTTATATATGTTCCTATATTATCGTAGATATATATTCCGGGGGCATCGGAGCAAAAAATGGACACAACACGTTGGAAAAGCATTCTCGTACCACGCGAGGTGTATGAAGAGATAAAAGAACTGTCAAAAGCAGAAGGCCGAACCATCGGCGGACAGCTAAGACTGGTCTTCGAGTGGTACAAAGAAGCCGCGAAACACGGCGCTCGAACCGAACAAGACGAGCAGCAAAGATGAATTACGACTTCATCGTGCGAGTAGTTGGTGGAGAAGGTTTCTTACCGGTAACGCGGGACAATCAAGGTTTCGGTTATCTACCCATCATCAAAGACGAACACGGTAAAGAAGTTTATCGGGGTGAGTTCAGACAATCCGCCGAAGAAGCGTTGGAAGATTGTAAAAATAGGATGCCAAGGATATGCGATTAAGTGTTGCTTATCCCATACATTGGACCTATACTGTAGCTGAGCATGTGAATCATGTTCTCCGTAGTTGACCCTGACCCCAGTACGGTTGCCCCCGGCTGGGGTCATTCTTTTTTAGGAGTAGTAAATGGCAGATAAAATTTTTGTAAACGGGCTAAGAATACAAAAGCCACGCGACAATGCACCTGACTTCGTGAAAGCGAATATCAGCATAAACCGCGCAGAACTTCTGACATGGCTCACGGCTCAAACCGATGAGTGGGTAAACGCGCAAGTATTAGATAGTAAAAATAAACCGGGTAACTGGTATGTGGAGGTAGACACGTGGAAGCCGAAAAGCGAGTAAGCGACATCGAATGGTCTTGGGCGGTATCAACCATCAATAAGGTGGTCAACGAAGCTCTGGATAAAGCAGAGAACGACACGGACCTCAAACCCAAAGAACGGCTGCAACGATCCCTAGAGATCGAAAAAGCATGGCAACGGATTTTACAGGGCTAACCCTAGAAGCCCTCGCATTTATGCTTTTCGGAGCATTTATGGGAATAATGTTCCGGGGTGCGTACTTGATCGTTCAAGACAAAGAACGAGAGTTTCAACGACGCAAAAAATTAAGAGAGGAAAACCATGAAAGCACTACTAACCATAGATGAAGTCTGCGAAATCGCAGGCGTATCCAAGCCAACCGTGTACCGTAAGGTCAAACTAGGCGAGTTCCCAGCACCTACCAAAGTGCCAACAACCGCGACCCGCGGACCAAAGCTCGTTAACCGTTGGAAAAAAGGCGCAGTCCTAGATCACGTCAAAGCGCATAGCGCAGCAGACGCCGTGGCTAACCCACCCATAGAAGATACCGATACACACTGGTATGAGTACGCTTCCCCCGTCAAAACACCATGGACCGAAGAACATAAGTATTCGATCATGGCTGTAATAGGTGGATTGCTTGCAGGATTGGCCGTCTGGATTTTTAAATAACAGGTGGCCCGACCCCCGGTCTTTGATCCCAGAATGCGCGAACGCAAACCGGCTTTAGGAGTGCCAGAGGCCGGGCCGATGGGGATTATGCAACATTTTTAGACAGTGGCCCACCCCCAAACGTTAAGGGGATGCAGGCAGGAAGCCCGCGAGAGGGTCGAAGAGGGTGGACCAAGACTCATTATGCAACATTCGCGGCTCACGGTACATATTTAACGGCGTTTCTGTATATATAGAGATATAAATAGAAATAAATATTTTTAGTGAAAATAGCCGTAACCGGTGTAACCGTGTAACCGGAGCGGTTAAACCCTTGTTATATATAGAGATATAAGGTTACATAAGTAGAAAACAAATAAGTAACCGTACAAAAGTTTATGTAACCAAAATAGCAAGATTGCGTATAAGGGCTCAAAAAGTTTTTTCATTTATTTTTATTTTCTTGTCTATATATACTAAAGCGGGCTAAGTTGTGGCAAACTATCGGTTAATAACTGGAGAATTAAAATGCCTGCACCTAAGTCCCAACCACCTGCTGTAAAGAAGAAGGCAGGAAGGCCCAGAGCAACGAAAGCACAACCTTTGACCCGCAAGCAGGAACTGTTTGTAAAAGAACTGGTTTCTAAAGATGGGCAGATCACAATGAGGGAAGCTGCTGTTAATGCCGGTTATCCCGTAAGCTCCGCTCACACTAGAGCGTATGAGCTAACCAATCCGAACATCAGCCCGCACGTAGTACATGCTATTCAAGCTTATCGTGCAGAACTGGATGAAAAGTTTGGAGTCAACTACCAACGCCATTTGCGAGACCTGCAAACCATTCGTGATATGGCTTTAAACAACGGCGCATATAGTGCAGCCGTCCAAGCCGAATACAGACGTGGGCAAGCGCAAGGCGACATCTATGTAAGTAAGAGTGAAATAAGAACTGGCAGCATCGACAGTATGAGCAAAGATGAAGTCCTGAAAGCACTCAAGGAGATAAAACAAAGCTATGCCCCGATCACTATCGACGTTACTCCCGAAGGAGAGAGCAATCCCCAAAACCGCGACAAAGCGAGAGGCCGACTTCTGGAGGCAGATGAAGACGGGGATGGAGAAAACCGAACGCAACATTAAAGCAACCCGGTTAGAAACGTGGGCAATGCCCGGAGTGCCTGACGTAGTTTTGTTAGATGAGTTTGGACAGTTTCACTTTGTAGAATTGAAAGCAACCGCAGGCAATGCGGTAGACCTAAGACCTCACCAAGTAGCATGGCTAACTAATCATGGTCACGGCAGCGTTTGGGTCATGGTTAAAAAACATAAAACTAAAAACCAACCCGAACAGATGTTTTTGTTCAAAGGTGCCGACGCGGTAGATTTAAAAATGGAAGGTTTGAAAGTAGAGCCTTACTACCACGTAGCGGGCAAAATAGACTGGACCAAAGTTTTCACCTTGATTTGTCCCACAACATCGCATATTATCTCATAGTCAATAAAACTACGGAGGTTAATATGACAGCAATAGAAAAAGACCGGTTCGATTCGAGCCATTATGACCAACGTCACGGCGGTCCTTATGATCGTGGCGGTGCTGATTATTACTATGGGCGAAACTTTGAGCCGCATTATTTTGAGGGCGCGACGCATAGCAGCGAAAAAATTGAACTCAAGGATA